TACGATATGATGAGGGTGGAATATTAACAAATATTTGTGAAAGTTCAAGACCACCTAAACTTAAAGGAAGAACCTACCAAGAAATATATGGTGATAATTGGGAAGAACAAATACAAAAAAGAATGGAAACTAAAAAAGAAAGAAAAAATTATGGTGGAGTAAGAAAACATACTGAAGAAACTAAAAGAAAAATAAGTGAAAAAGTAGCAGGTAAGAACAATTCAAACTATGGAAATCATCATAGCCAAGAAACTTTAAGCAAGATAAGTAAATCTTTAAAAGAACTTTATGAAAATGGTAAAAAAAATAATAAAGCAAAAACTTTTATTTTAACATCTCCCGAAGGTGAAGTGTTTGAAGTTTTTGGTGAATTGAAAAAGTTTTGTAAATTAAAAAATATTTCATACGCAACTATGAGTGCTGCTGTTCTTTATAATAGAATTGGACCAAGAAAAAACGGATGGACCATTAAAGAAATATAAATAAAAAGAAGGTATTGCTTACTCATATGTCTGGAACTTTTAAGTTTAAAAGATTTTATAGTGAAGGTGTTGCAGCAGAACATCCAGATATTGTAGGGCAAAAAGAATTTGCAAATAAAGCAGATGCTGAAGTTGCTCGTAGAAGAGCAGCAAGATCTAAAAAAGCAGGACCACAACTTCCTGGTTTTGTTGCGTCAGTAAAGAAAGAAGAAGTAGAAGTGAGTGAAGCAAAGGTAGAAAGTGGGAAGTCTCAAGAAGAAAAAGAAATTATTAGAAATAAAAGAGCTGGAATTGATAAAGACCCAATGGCTTTTCCTGGGAGAAAAATGCAAAATATCTATAGAATGGAATTACATATGGATGCAAGAGGAGAAAAAAAAGAAAGAGGAAAAAAAGTAAATGAAAAGATTGATGTAGGTGCTGATGCTGGTGCGACAATCAGTGATTTCGTACATTCAAAAAGCAAAACCTTCAAAGGTGATAGCAAAAAGCAAAGAATTAAGAGAGCACTTGGTGCTTATTATGGTGCTCAAAAAGAAGAAATTGATTATAGTGGTTCTTATAATTATGTAATTGAAACTTTGATTGATTGTGAATTCGCACAAGATTATGAGACTGCAGAAAATATGTTTGATGCTTTAAGTGAAGGTTTTGTGTCTGTAATTCTTGAAGATTATATTGAAGAAGCAAAACGTTCAAAATCTCAAACAAGAACAGCAAATGCTGGAAAAAAAGGATATGATGCTAAAGGAAATCCAATTCCCAAAGTAAGCACAACACACGTTATACACGATGTAGATGACAATCTTGCAGATCAAAGATCCAAAGATGCTGCTAAAATTGATGTAATGAGAAATAACGCTAAAACAAAATCATTAACTCCTGGCCAGTTTGCTCATCATAAATTGGAACCTGGTGATAAATATGGATTTGATGAATTTAGAAGTTCTAAAAAGTTTAAAGATACTACTAAACCAATCAAACCAGTAGCTAGAATAGGAGATAGTAAAAAAAGATCAGCAAAAAAATCTGTTGTTACTGCTCGTGGGGGATCTGCATTTGGAAGCAATAAACCCAGCACTCCTATGGACGAATCATTTGCGAAGGATTTGAGAGACAGAATCGGAGTAAGAGGTATAGAAAAACCAAATATTCATTTTACTGGTGGAATGAGTAAAGGACCAAATAAAGGTCTTTCTGGTCCAGAAAAAAAGGCTAAAGTAGTTGCACAGATTGTAAACCCAGATACTAAAAAGGTAATTACAACTGATGATCACCTTGGTAATACAAGAGCTATGGCTGCTGCCGCAAGTGCTTCTGCACCCCAAGCTAAAGTTATAGCATATCAATCAAGACCTGCTACAAGAAAACCAAAAGGAAAAGGAAAGGTTGGAGATATAGTTCCATCCAGAGTTGGTAAGGAAAATAAACCAGAAGATACAAATATAGGAATAAGATCCAAACCAGATGCTCCAAAATCTACTACAGAAACACAAAGAGCACGTAAAAAAGCAAGAAAGAATATGGGAGAAGAAATGACTCCATATGAATACTGGAAGCAATACATTGCTTGATGGTGTAGGAAAATGAATGAGGAGTTTCAAAAACCTCATAAAAAGAAAACTCTTTCTCAACAAGAGAAACTTTTGAAACTCCAAAATTTATTAAAACAATTAGAAAACAAGAAGAAATCTAGTTATAAAACAAATAATACCTAAATATTATAAGAAATAACAAAATTTCCACATTTTTAAAATGAATCACGAAGACCTCAATGTAACTACCTCAAATAATTGGGGAACAACAAAGACCTTAAGGGACATTGCCAACGCTTATTCTTCAATCTACGAAGCAAAGAAAAAAGTAGACCAAGACGAAGATGGTGATAATGACTTTGCGGATGTAAGAGTTGCGAGAATGGTTGCTTCTGGGATGACGAAAGCACAAGCAATCGCAGCAGTTAGAAATAAGGAATATAATGAAGAGTTTGAGATTGATGAAGCAACTGCGATGGCTAAGAAAGGTTATAATGAAACCGAAATTCGTAATAAGATTGCAAAATCAACAGGTGGTGGAAAAACTGCCGATAAAGCAACTGCTCTTGCTGATAGGCAAACCTATGGAGATAAAGCAAAGAAAGCATCAAGAGAAAAACTTGCAAGAACGCAAAGAGGTGATTTCCGCAGAACAACTTCATCAAATCCTGGTCTTCATGGTTATGCCTATAAGTCCAATGACCCTGCCGTAAAGGCAAAGCAGGCAGCAAGAGGAGCACAAAGAGGTGTCCTCACACCCAACGAGAAAAAGGAACTCAATAGAGAGGCATATGCCGCATACGAGTTTGTAGCATCATATCTTCTTGAAAATAACTTTGCAACAACAGTTAATGACGCAAATGTGATTATCAACAATATGAGTGAGGGTTGGTTCGATCAAATTATGGAAGGTTGATATAATATTACAATTTATTAAGCACCTTGACAGGTGCTTTTTTTATGACTATAATCACTCTGTTAGGGTTGAAGATAAGTTATATCTATAAATACTTTGAATATTATTAAAGACCCGAATGAGTTATGATAATCCTTGGTTATATCAAGGAAAAGTTTTTGAGACAGAAGATATTCAAGAGAATTTTGGATTTGTTTATTTGATAAGTTGCGAAGAAACTCAAAGGAAATATTTGGGAAGAAAATACTTTTGGTCTTTTAGAACACCGAAAGGAAAGAAAAGAAAAGTAAAACAAGAAAGTGATTGGAAAAATTATTATGGTTCTTGTCCTGAATTAAAAGAAGATATAAAGAAACATGGAAAGGATAAGTTCCAAAGAACTATAGTATCTCTTCATAAGACATTAGGTAAAACAAACTATGAAGAGACGAGGCAATTATTTTTAAACAACGTCCTGACCGAAGCACTTGACAGTGGGACTCCTGCGTATTACAATTCAAATGTCATGAACCGATATTTCAGGAAGGATTACTTTAATGCAACTTCATATCAAAAAAATCTGCAATAATACGATACAACAACATATTAATCGTATGTGCGATTTATGTGAAGAGGGTAGAGCAAGAGATGCGGAATGTATCTATAGTGAAATCCGTGATTGGGTAATTCAAAAAGAAAATCTTGAAGTATTATCACTCGATTATATTAATGGTTATTTTGTGGATTTTTAATCAATTCTAAATACTGTGATATTATGAGATTTATTATGAGTCTGTGACGTGACACTTAGAGCCGTGGAAGGTGCCTCCCGAGAGGGTTGGTATACCCCCCTTTTATACGGATGCCGAATTCTATTAAACTAAATGCTTAAAAACCTAACAAATGTAACCGTAGCAATTTTGGGTGCGGTTGCAACATCAGCGGCAACACTGCCAGCACCGAGTATGGCAACATCTTCAGTAGTACAACCATTTTCAATTGTTCCTGAAGCGCCTACTCAAGAGACAGAGACCAAAGAGGTTGTTCCCGAGAAACCTAAAGTTAAACGATTAGTTTGTAAAGGATGTAATACTAATGAAACGAAGACTGTAGAATTCTTACAGAAACGTGGAATTACTGACAAAAACGCCATAGCAACCATTATGGGCAATATCCGACAAGAATCTACCTTCACACCTAATATTTGTGAGGGTGGTGCTAGAACTTCCTATCCTAATTGTGGTGGGGGGTATGGTCTTATCCAATGGACTAATGCTCCTCGTTTTTATGGACTAGGAAGACACGCTGCCCGTATTGGTGCTAATCCTTCCTCACTGGATGCACAACTTGACTATATGCTGCACGAAGGTGATTGGAAGATGATTGAGAACCAAATGAAAACACCTGGTGGGTCCATTACTCACTACATGCGTCTTGCAAGTAAGTGGATTCGTTGGGGTCATCATGGGGCAAGAACTGACTTTGCTTATAACTATGCAAATAAATTAGTTCTTGTTGAAGTCTGAAAATACATACAACTTAATAAATACTGAGGAGTTCTATACTCCTCTTTTTTTATGTTTAATTTCAATTTTGGCAAGAAGAAACCTGATATTAAACAATATGCAATTATAGGAGTTGTATTGACCTCCATTATTGCAGCACTCTCCCAATGCTCTGGAATATCCACAAATACTTTATGGGACTTATTGGATGAAATGCAAAGAAAATATTTCCCACAAACTATTCTTAATGAGTTAATCATCAAAGACCCAGAGAAACTTGACCGAAGAATTGAGAGGGATGTTGATAGTGCAATTGATGAGTATTGGAGAAAAACTAGAGAAAAACCCGTAGAGATTCCTGCTCCAATATTTTCAGAGAAACCTGTAGATGAATCTGTATGCTATACGGATGAATGTAAGTCTTTAGGTGGAGAAATGCGTTTATGTGCCCCTTGGATTGACGATTGCCTTAATGAGTGATATGATCAATATGTGCGTAATTGATGTATTGGTAACATTCCTCTCTTCTAAGAAGAACTCCTCGGTTCAAATCCGTGTATCCAATCTCGCCCGAACTCTATCGGGACCGTACAAAAAAATGCTTGACAAATTCCAAGTATTGCTCCAAACTAAATACGTTCAAGAAATCCTGTAAGATTTCTTAACACTTGTCGTTTAATTAAAACACATTTATGAATTTTCTTAAAAAACTAATGCTCGTGCCTGTTGCACTGGGTCTTATTGCTCCTGCGGTGAATGCTGCAGAACTCAATACTGAGGATGTCAATAAGTATGCCTCGGCACAACAAGTCACAAGCGTTACCCAATTTACTGATGTCCAACCTACTGATTGGGCATATCAGGCACTTAGCAATCTTGTAGAGCGTTATGGTTGCGTAGCAGGTTATCCTAATGGCACCTTTGTGGGTCGTCAGGCAATGACTCGTTATGAAGCTGCTGCTCTTTTGAATGCTTGCCTAGATCGTGTAACTGAAACTACCGATGAACTTAAAAAACTTCTTGCTGAGTTTGATGCAGAACTTACTGTTATCACTGCTCGTGTAGATGGTCTTGAGAACCGTGTTGGAAACTTGGAAGCAACACAATTCTCTACCACTACCAAACTCAAAGGTGAAGTAAACTTTATTCTTGGTGGCGTTCCCGGTCTTGAAACTAACAAACGTGTTGATGTAGGTAATACTGCATTTAACTATGATGTTCGTCTGAACTTTGATACCTCGTTCACTGGTAAGGACTTGCTCCGTACTCGTCTGCGTTCTGGTAACTTCAGTTCTGATCCTTTTGGTTCCAGTTCTTCACTATTCAAACTTGATAAGGCAGAATCTTATGCCGACCAAGTTGTGATTGACCGTCTGTATTATCAGTTCCCAGTTGGTAAGAGTGTAACTTTAACTGCTGGTCCTCTGGTTCGTAACACAGAGATGGCATGGGTTCCTTCTGCTTATAAGTCGGAAATCCTTGACTTCTTCCAACTTGGTGGTGCCTCTGGTGTCTATAACAAGGCAACTGGTGCTGGTTTTGGTGCTCAATGGAAGCAACAAGTTCCAAAAGGTCAGGGAGGGTTCCTTGCTGGTCTGAACTATGTCTCTCAAGATGGTGATAACACTGAAACTGGTGTCTTCAATTCCGATAGTGGATTGAACTTCCTAGCACAAGTTGGTTATCGTGCTCCTCAGTGGGGTGCTGCGGTTGCTTACCGTTATGGTACTGAAGGCAGTCGTGTCCGCACCTTTAATGCCCTTGGAGGAGGGTCTGGTGCTCTTGCCACAGGTCAGGAAAGCAATAGCATTGCTCTGAATGCTTACTGGCAACCTTCTCAGAGTGGATTCGTTCCTTCTATCTCAGTTGGTTATGGATATAATGATGTAGATGGCAAAGGTTCTAAAACTGGTGCCACCGATTCTGATTCTTGGTTCGTTGGACTTCAGTGGTCTGATGTATTTGCTCAAGGTAATACTGCTGGTGTTGCCGTTGGTCAACCCGGTAATTCTGACTTCATTGGTGATGATGCCACGATGCTTGAAGTCTTCTATAAGTATCAAGTTTCGGACAACATCAGCATCACTCCTGCTATCTTCTATGTAAGCAACAACCAACGATTCCAAAATGAATCGTCTTGGGGTGGAGTGGTTCAGACCAAGTTCACCTTCTGATAACCTCCAAGGTTGAAATATCATTTATCCCCCTTGCGGGGGATTTTGTCTTTCTTTTTATTTTATAAATACTTGAAACAGTATTAGTATAATGGAAAAATTGTTTAAACTCATAAGTGATGCTCAGGCGTCACTTTTTTTGCTATTTCAAAAAACCTGGGTTTACCATTGGCACATTGTTGGATCTGACTTTAAGCAAATTCATGATCTATTTGGAGAGCAATATGGGGCAATTCAAGAAGAAGTTGATCGTGTATCAGAACATATGAGATTTTTGAGTATTAAACCTATTAGTTCTTTATCTAGAGTTGTAGAAGTATCTGGAGTTGGAGAAGCAAAAACTAATATTTCCGAAATGGAGATGATTGAAGATTTACTTGAAGGTCATAAAAAAATTATAGATATGTTAGGTGAAGTTGCTGAAGAAGCAGAAGCACAAAAGTCAAGAGGAACTGTCAATCTTGTTGATGATTTAAACGAAGCACATGGCAAGTTCGTTTGGATGCTGAGATCTTTTCTTGAATAAAAATTAATGTTATAATTGAAATACTTGACGAATTAAAACGGATGAATTAAAATGTTAAAGATTAGATGTAAAATGTGCAACAAAGAGTTGCACTCGCACCCAACACAGACTAAGTGCTGTGGATGCGACAATTTAACCACAGTAAAAGATGATAAAATTACTGCATTAGATTTGACTTTGGTGGAATTAATATCAAAACCAGATCAAAAAAATAATTCATCTTCTCTTTTTACAAGAGAAGATCTTGCATATCAAGAAGCAAGAAGAAACCGTAAAATTAGAAAAATGGAGTTTGAAATTAAATGAGTTGGGAAACCCCAAAGCTTTCAAAAAATGATATTGAATTACTTACTGTATCATTGGATGATTATATTTTTTATGCTAAACAAGATGGTGGACCAGACACAAAAGATGTGGAACGTCTTTTGATTAGATTGGAAGATCATTTAGATAAATTTTGATTTTTAATAGTTGTATTGACAGATATTCTAATACCTGATAAAATATTTTATATTGATTTTTGAAATGGAAAAGTTTACAGTTGAAGAATTTCAAACAGACTTTGATAATCTACTAGAAAGAGTGGATAATGGAGAGTCTTTTATTATAACCAGTGAAGAAAAGGAAGTAGTCATAATGCCAGCAAAGGATTATGAGTACATAGTTTATGGTGATGATGTAGAAGAATACGATAACTTTATCCGAATACACACGGATCACGAAGAGGGTTGTTGATTTTATGCGAGTGAGACTTGGTAGTCAGAGGAGCCTTATAAACTCTTTCCGCCAGATTAGCGGCTTTGACCTGGTTCGAATCCAGGCACTCGTATTAGTCACGGAGAGACTTTAAAAGTACTGGTGGAGTCAATTATGACCCTCTT